CGCGGGGTGTTAATGACTTGACCGTTCTGCTGGTTGTTGTCGGTCGGGCGGCGGGGATTAGAGGCCCCGCGTGGCTTAAAAAGGTCGATGACACGTACTCCTATACATGAGTCCAAATGACTCGGTTGACAATATCGCTCGCAGTTTTACCGTTAAGGCCAAACTTGCGACCAAGCGCCCTGTAAGAATACGTGCCAACGTGAGCTAACTCGCGCAGCATACGTACTTCATCAGCCGTTACTTTAGAGCGGCCATGATTCTCGCCGGACAAGGCAATCCGACGGTTTTTTCTGTCTCGGTCTTGCGCGTTGTCTTTGTGAGACCCCAAAAACAAATGATCCGGGTTTACGCAAGACGGATTATCACAACGATGACAAACCAACATGCCGTCAGCAATAGGGCCATTTGCCCGCTCATAAGCATGTCTATGAGCCAAAGCCCAACGGCCATTGCCAACACCAAATTTACCGTAACCTTTGGCGTTCACAGCAGCCGTCCAAATGTGGCAACCACATTCAGTGACCGCCTCCCATTTAGAATCAAATTTGTCTGCCGATGAAGCCATCTCAAACTCCTATCGGGGCATACCCGGAGGCGGACCACCCGCGCCCGGCATTGGGGGAGCACCAGGCGGCATACCGCCCGGCATCGGCATTCCGCCAGGCGGCGGCATCGCAGGACCGCCCGGAGGCGGCGGCGGCATACCCGGAGGCCCGCCCGCACCAGCCATACCCGGAATTGCAGGCATGCCGGCCATAGCCTTCATTTCAGGCGTTGCACCACCGGCCTGCGGTAGGTTCTGCAACAACTGAAGAATCTCGGCGTTCTGTAGCTCGCCAACTTTCTGCCGGCGCGGACCCATCGCGCCCGTAAGCGAGCGCAGCGCCGCCACCAGCTTCTGGCCTTCACCAGTCTCGCTTCCAATTGCCGGAAGAGACTGCTCAATCAAATCCATCGCCATGCCCACGTTAATCAACGCGGCTTCGCGCGAACCCATCTTAGGTTCTGGCGTGCTCATAGGTGACGCCATCGGCGGGGCAGACGAAGCCCCTTCGCCCGGCGGGGGCGCACTCAGTTCCGGTGCTTCTTTCGGGCGCTGGTTTTGCAGCAGCCTCATAACGCTTTCGGACACTTGATGCTCCAAAATAACAATTGCGGCGTAACACCAGCAGAAAGCAAAAGTCAAGCGGGACTATTTTTATCTTCCGGTCCCGCGCGGAAGTCGCGGATTAACGGCTGCTCAAGGCAGCGCGTTAGTTACCGGCGAGCCTTACGACCCTTGCGACGCATGGGAGACCTCCTTTCATTGCTAGAGTTGAACAACCGGCATTAGCGGCCCTTACGGCTACCGCGCTTGACGGATTTGTACATGGTATCACCTCCTCTCCGAACGCGCATTAGCGCGTGGGGCTGCCCTGTTACCTAGGGTGCGTATGGAGGATACCCTGTATTCGATAGAAGGCGAAGGATTACCGCGCGCAACATCTTTCGCTTGCGCTCTGGGCTGGTCGGATTTGATCTTAAAATCCTGTGCCATCACTTACCCTGCTTGCCTGGCGGCTTTCCCTCGGGAGGTGGGTTAGCCTTCTGTTGAGCGGCCTGCTTCTTCAACTTGTCCTTCAACAATTGCTTCATAGGCGGATCAAGCAAATCAATCAAGGACTCTTTGTCGATAGCCTGCGCCTTGAACAAGTTGAACGCCAACTGCCGCATATCCTCCATGAAAATCGGGCTGTTGGAGTGCGCGTCAACCTTCACCATAAAGTCCTTGGTGAATTGCTCCGCGATAAACTTATTGCCATGCACATCAGGGAAGTGCGTGCGGTCATATTGCTGCATCAACTTGAGATACAGCGTTGCCATCTTTTCCAGCGCGTCTTCAATCACTAGCGCCCGCTTCTTGATGCGCGACGATCCCAGCCGCGCCAACTGAGACGCATGCCCCTGTGACCTAACCCCAGACTCACCGCGGCCAGACAACACGGAGGAAATGCCCGACGCCTCACTGAACATGGCATCAATGGCGTCAATCTCGCGGAACAAGTCAGCCGGCATCTCAGGCGCCAGCCGCTCAACCTTGCCTTGCGCCATGTCGTTAGACAACAAGCCACCAGCGCGGTTTAGCGCAAAGTTCTTCTCATCCAAAATGCCGGTAAAGCCCATCAACGCCGTGGGCGGGTTCACCTGCTTGCTCAACAGGTCCAGAATCTCAGTCATGCGTTTGTTGCGCATCTGTTGAAGGAAGATCAGCTTTTGCACCTCAGATTGCCCCCAGTAGTAGTCATACTGCGGGTTGGGCGTGATCTGGATAAACGGCAGTTCGCCCTTCATGAAAAGCTGTTCGCCGGGGCGGTCGTAGATAATCACGTCAGGCTCGGCAATAGTTACCACCTGATAGTCATCAATCTCATCGTTCCAGAGATACAACTCCCGCATCTCAACCGTATCCTCGGCCACCTGAGCCTTCATGCGGTTGTAGCCGTACAGGTCCAAGTTGACCGTACCGTAGATGGTCGGGTTGGTCTGGCTCATCACGATGCGGTCAAGGCCCTCAGGCACATGGCTCACCTGATGCTGCGCCGCGCTAATGCGGTCTATAATAGACTTGCGCTTGGGATGCCCGTACAGCCGCCGCGCTAGGTCAGACTTGGTAATGTAGTAGGTTTGGACCATCGCCTCTTGGCGGTCGGTGTATGGCGTATCCTCGCGCAGCACGCCTACGCTGCCAGGCTCCACCATGTAGGGGTGGATCGACCCATTGCGCACAACGAGCTTGATGAACGTGGAGGCATAACAAAGCGCCCACGTCATCGCCATGGCAAACACTTGGTCGCCGTTGGAATCCTGCCACTTGTCGTTCAACGCCGCGGTCAGCACCGGAACCTTAGTGTGTTCGTTCTCTGGCACCGACGCGCCAAGGTTGATGCTAAAGCGCGTGGTGTCCGCGCTAAACAAGAACGCCGTCACTTGGTCAATGTGCGGGTAAATCTTGTTGTAGTGCGCCGGGCTTTCCTCCGGGCCAGCACCAAACAAATACCAAGAGCGCAGGCTGCTGTAGTCGGCCTTGCGCTCCTCCCGAGACACCATACACTTCTGGATCAAATCGAGATACAGAGTTTCGCGCTCAATCGGATCCTTGGGAATTATCACGGCTTAATCCCTCTTAATTGTAAGTTGCTCATGGTCTCCTACATAACTTGCCGTCCGCGGTCCACGCAATTCACCAGCGTCCCTCGGATTGAAGCCCACGCTCTCGCCGCGCACCGACTTGATAGCGCCGCCCATAACCGACTGCATGCTATGCCCCGCACCGCCGCCCCAGATCACGCCAGAGCCGCGCGGAGGCTCGGGGGGCTGCTCCACTACCGGCGCGTTGTTGCGGGTCAGGTAGCCGTCCTGATGCTCGCCCTCGCGGGTGCTCTTGAGGTTGGTCATGCCAAACTCCTGCGCCAGGCCCTTCAGATTGGCGTCGTTGCGCTTGGTCTTGTCAGACAAGTACGCCGGCGCTTTCAGGAAAGCCACCTTGATGCCGTCTAGGCAACCATGCGTGCAGACAGCCTCCCATGACTCAAAGAACCCGTGCTTGGGGCACTTGTAGTGGCGCTTAATCATTTCAACTGTTCCTTCAGCGTGGGCGCCATGTAGTTCGCCCGGTTTTTCAATCCCACATTCAGACGGATTTGCCCGTCCACAACTTGCAGCCCAACGCTTGGCCGCATGTCCAATTTAGGCTCTCGCCTATACCTGATCGCCTTCGTGCGGTTGGGGCGCTGATACACCTCGATCATGCCCGCCTCCCACTCATGCGCAAACTTGCTCAGCGCCGACTGTACCCAATCCTGCATGGGTCTGTTGCGGCGCTTTACCACTTCCTCAAACGTCTTCTGGCTTACGCCGGTAAACTCCACCAGCAGCGGCATGCTGATCCCGCGCTCAGTGTCAGCCCAGAACCGACCAAACCAATCCAGCAACTCCCTCTTTGGCCTGATTGCAAACATCACATACCCAACCCAATGTTCTTGAGGTACTTGCTCACCACCGTCCGCTCCCGGCCACGCTCCTCAGCGTCCAACTCATCCAGCGCCCGGTTGCGCAGCTTGGTCAGGCCCATGGCTATCAACCGCGGCTGCAACTGCTCGGCATACGCCGCAGCGGCCAGAGCAGAAGCAATCACACGGTCATCCTTGCCGCGCCCGGCAGCCGCAATTGTGCCGTCCTGTCGCGTCACCGTCTTCATCTCATCCAGCGTATCCATGGACTTTACGATGAGCATCCCTCGCTCAAAGTAATCCTTCAAGTAATTCAGCATCCGCTCTTTGCTGGCAGATGTAGTTACCCAACCAATACTGTTGGACAAACCGCCCAGCGTATCGTTCTTCCGCCAGATGTAATTCTGCATGTGGCCCAGCACGTTCATCAGGCTGGTGCCGTCCTTGCCGCCCATGGCAACCGCCTGACGCTTCAAATTCCGCAACTCATTGATGACGGCCTGGCCGGGACCATTCACTTCCAAATTCAGAATGCTGTTCTTGTACGCACCACCCAAATGGCTAATCACCCACGCAAACTGGTAGGTGTTCAACTCGCTGGTGGCAAATTCCGCCACTTGCTCCAAGCCATCCGAATAGCAACGAAACACTTGTATGCAAAAGCGGTCAGCCCAATCGCTGCTGCCATAAGCAGGATCGGCACCAATAACATAATAGCCATTGTCAACAGGCTCCTCCCAGATGCTCAGCGTTGCCAGACGCTCCTGAGACTTCATCACCTCAGTGTCCTGAAACAACTGCCCCATCACATAGCGAT